GTTTGGACTAAAATTGTTGGTGTGACGACAACTTTAGGGTCTATCAATTCTAAATTCACAGCATCTGAAAATAGATTAACTTATAATGTTGCAATTGATAGAAGATTTTTATCTCAAGCAACAGTATCATTTACGACGGAAAATCCAAGTATAGAACCTGATATTGAAATTGGTATTTTAGACTATAACTCATCTACTGGAATAGGAACTATATTAACAACTTCCGCAACCACTATTAGATCTTGTGATTACAACACATATTACACTGTACACTTGACTGATATTCACGACCATAATCAAGGTGATTATGTGGAACTTTATATTCGTAATAAAACTGATGATAGTGATATTACTGTTAATGATATGAGTTTGCTTCTCACCTCCATTTAAGGGGCGGGATTGACACGGACCTGAAGTTCTGGTACAATAAATACATCAACAGGTTAAGAAGTGTAACAGTTTCTTAATGTTGTCCTCTACCTAACCGAGACCTATGGGGAGGTTAAACACAGTCTCTCATACCCACACTGGAGGGTAGTGTGGGAATATTGTAACATCCAGAACCCCCTGGACTTTTACTTACCCTTTTAAAACAAATGACTGCTACAATTTCACAAAAACGACAATCAAATACTTGGGAACAGTTTTGCAACTGGATTACGTCAACCGACAACCGACTTTATGTGGGGTGGTTCGGTGTTCTGATGATTCCTTGTCTGCTTGCCGCAACGATTTGTTTCATCGTGGCATTTATTGCTGCCCCTCCCGTAGACATTAACTAATCGGTGTCCCTCATCCGTAAGGATGTTGACGAAACTGGGTGAAATGCTGGAAACCGAAAGGCAATCAGCAGCCAAGCCTCAAGTACACTTGAGGAAGGTTCAGAGACTACCTGAGAGGTTCAGTCCTCTTAATAACAGGTTTAAGTGCCCAGCCCCTTCTATGAAGGGTGAAGATATAGTCCACACATCTACTGTTGACTTTTTCTTGCTAATACTGTATAAATAATACAGAAGAAGCAAAAGTAAAATGTTAAACTTAACTGAAACTGATGTTGCTTGGATTGCTGGATTATTAGAAGGTGAAGGATACTTTGGAATAGATAATCGTTCCAAAGACCGTTACGAAGTTTCTAATACTCCACCAGCACCTTTTATCAAAGTTTCTATGGTAGATGAAGATATTATCCAAAGGTTAAGTAAACTTTTAGATAAATCTTATTTCTCACCATCAAGAAAAACTGTAAAGGGAAAACAAGTTTATACACTTCACATTGGAGAGAAGGAAAAGGTTTTATTCATTCTACAAAAAATACTTCCTTATATGGGAGTAAGAAGAGGAGAAAGAATAAACGAATGTATTTCTCATCTACAAACTTGGAAAGAGTGGGTAGAAAATGGTGGAAGAGTAGAAAACGCAAAACGAGCAAATCAAATTCGTCAACAGAAGCAACCTAAGTCAAAAGATATGGTTGTTTGTTAGATGTAGGCGACGGGATTCGTGAACCAGTTGCTGGTTCTCTTATGTACGGAAACAACATCATTTCAGGTGCTGTTGTTCCTTCGTCCAACGCAATTGGACTGCACTTTTATCCCATCTGGGAAGCTGCATCTCTTGATGAGTGGCTCTATAATGGTGGTCCTTTCCAACTGGTTGTGTTCCACTTCCTTATCGGCATTTATGCTTATATGGGTCGTGAGTGGGAACTCTCTTACCGTCTAGGTATGCGTCCTTGGATCTGCGTTGCTTACAGTGCTCCTGTTGCTGCTGCCTCTGCTGTATTCCTGGTCTATCCTTTCGGTCAAGGTTCTTTCTCTGATGCGATGCCTCTGGGTATTAGTGGAACTTTCAACTACATGTTGGTTTTCCAAGCAGAACACAACATCCTGATGCACCCATTCCATATGCTGGGAGTTGCTGGTGTCTTTGGTGGTTCTCTGTTTAGTGCTATGCACGGTTCTCTGGTCACGTCTTCACTGGTTCGTGAAACTACTGAAAACGAAAGTCAAAACTATGGTTACAAGTTCGGTCAAGAAGAAGAGACTTATAACATCGTTGCCGCTCACGGTTATTTTGGACGCCTTATCTTTCAGTATGCTTCTTTTAACAACTCTCGTTCACTGCACTTCTTTCTTGCTGCTTGGCCTGTAGTTGGTATCTGGTTTGCTGCTCTTGGTGTTTCTACGATGGCTTTTAATCTCAACGGACTGAATTTTAACCAGAGTATTCTTGATAGTCAAAACCGAGTAATTCCTACTTGGGCTGATATTTTGAATAAAGCAAATCTTGGATTTGAAGTTATGCATGAAAGAAACGCCCATAACTTTCCTCTGGACCTCGCTGCTGCCGAAGTAACTCCTGTTGCCTTGACTGCTCCTGCGATTGGTTGATAAGTTAGAGTTTTCTAACGAAGACCCCGAAAGGGGTCTTTTTTATTGCTAAATAGTTGAAGTTATGGTATAATAACTTTAATAACTAAACCGATTATGAAAAATTGTAAAATCTGCAATCAGTTAAAACCGCTTACAGAATTTTATCAAACTGTAAGAAATGGAACTCCGTATGGATATCACGGTAAATGTAAAAAATGTTATGTAAAAAAACAACAAGAAAATTACGACCCTATAAAAAAGAGGGATGAAAATTTGAAAAGAGTTTATGGTATTGGTATTGAAGAGTATAATTCTCTATTAGAAAAGCAAGGACATAGGTGTGCTATTTGCAAATCTACTGACCCAAAAGGTAGAAAATCTGGTAGAGGTGGTGGAGTAGATGTTTTCTATGTTGACCATAATCATAAAACTGGTGAGGTTAGGGGTCTTCTTTGTAATGTTTGTAATAGAACAATTGGATATGTTAATGAAGATGTTGAATTGATTAAGAATATGATTAAATATGTTAAAAAGCACCAACAAAATGTCTCATAATTCTCAACACGAACCTATGGAGCCTTGGGTAATCTGGGCAGGCGTAGGAATAATGATGTTCACAGTTATTGTGTTTGTTGTATTCACTCTTTCGATGATGTACTTTTAAGCATATGTTCTTTATACTTACGGTCTTCATACTATTTGGTATCTTTATGTTTGTGATGTCTATGATAGAATAATATGTTCGATCCATAACATTTTGATGACATTGAAAAAGAACTCCGTATAATTACTTAGGAGTTCTTTTTCTTTTATGAAGATCTTTTTAGACACAGCAGATGTTGCAATGATTAGTTCAGCATATGATACTGGACTATTGGACGGAGTTACCACAAATCCCACTTTGATTCTTAAAAGTGGTAGACAATTAAAAGAAGTAATTGAAAATATATCACAAGAATTTCCAGAGTTAATAAGCATTTCTGCAGAAGTTGTTGCGGATGACCATGAAGAAATGCTTTCACAAGCACAAAAGTATTATTCAATTGCACCAGCAGTTACAATTAAAGTTCCTTGTACTGTGGAGGGATTAAAGGCTTGTAAATTCTTATCCAAGCAAGGAATTCAAACAAATGTAACTCTGGTGTTCTCTGTTGCTCAGGCAATACTTGCATCAAAGGCAGGAGCAACATACATCTCACCATTCGTTGGACGTTGGATGGACAACTCAATTGATGGTATTGAACTCATCAAGAATATTCGTCAAGCATTCAATCAATCTCGCACATACACTCAAATTCTTGCTGCATCTCTTCGTGATGTAAGACAAGTAGAACAATCTGCTCTTGCTGGTGCTGATGTTGTTACCATTCCCCCTACAGTATTCTGGGGAATGTATAAAAACATTATGACTGAGAAGGGACTTGATTTATTCCAGAAGGACTGGGAAGAAGTTCTTAGGAGCGTAAATGATGAAAACGTTTAATGATTTTGTTCTAAAAATTACAATAGGGATCATAGATTTTCTTTATTATGGACTACCAATTGAAAGGTTTTGGGTTCTTGAAACGATTGCCCGAGCACCTTATTTTTCTTTTCTAAGTGTGCTTCATCTAAAAGAATCACTGGGACTTAGAACAGAAGAACATTATGATCTAATGAGAGAACACTTTGAGCAGACAGTCAATGAAACGGAACACCTCAAGGAAATGGAGTTACGTGGTGGAGCAGATCGCTGGTTTGATCGCTTTTTCGCTTATCATTTGGTTCTCATCTACTATTGGATTATGGTTGTCTATTATCTTCTTGATCCTGTATCTGCTTATCACCTGAATGCTGATGTTGAACTTCACGCAACAGAAACATATCTAAACTATCTTTGGTTTCACCCAAAGGATAAAAAGATTGCTCAAATTGCTGTAGACGAAATGAATCATTATATTGAACTTGTAAAAGCGATGGAGTTAGTATGAAAGGGATAGTTATATTTGGAGCAACTGGAGATCTCTGCAGGAAGAAACTGATTCCAGCACTTTATACTCTTCATAAGAAAAATCTTTTACCAAAAGGATTGAAGATCATTGGTGCTTCTAGAACCCAACACAATAAAGAGAGTTGGGTTGAAACTCTTGGACATTATTCCCAAGAGTTTATTAAACGACTTGAATATACTCCTTGTGATTTAAGTGATGCCGAATCTCTTAAATCACTACACGATTATGAGGATATGACATATTTTCTGTCAGTTCCTCCAGAACGATATGCCGATGCTGTTACAAACCTCAAAGAAGCAGGTAAGTTAGATGACGCAGAAAAATCTAGAGTTATTATTGAGAAACCTTTTGGCACCGATCTTCAATCTGCTAATTATTTACAATCTGTGGTTTCTGGATATCTACGCGAAAAACAAGTATATCGCATTGACCATTATCTCGGCAAAGATACTGTTAATAACATTCTTGCCACTCGTTTTAGCAATATTCTTCTTGAACCACTATGGAACCGAAATTTCATAGAGGAAGTTCAAATCTTTGCAACCGAAACAATTGGTTGTGAAGGACGTGCCCAGTATTACGATACTGCTGGTGCTGTAAGAGATATGCTCCAGAACCATATGCTTCAGGTTCTGGCACTGATTGCTATGGAACCTCCCTGTAAGAATGACGCTAAAGAGATTCGTAGAGAAAAGGTTAAGGTTCTGGCAGCAACCAGATTGGGTGATAATGTGGTTCTTGGACAGTATGATGGATATAAGAGTGAAGAAGGTGTGAAATATGATTCACAGACACCAACCTTTGTTGCTGGTGAGTTGTATGTAGATAACTGGAGATGGAAAGGTGTTCCTTTCTATTTTATGACTGGTAAGAAAATGCCAGTTGGATGTGTTGAGGTTGTGATTAAATTTAAAGCACCACCGCAACAATTGTTTGAAGGTCACGAATGTAATGATAGAATTGTAATGAGATTACAACCAGATCCACATTTGGATATGCGTATTGATATTAAATCACCAGGATTAAATGATCTGGTAGAACCAGCACTTCTTCAGTATCATTATCCTGTAGAGAAAGCAATTGATGGTTATGTAAAACTTTTTTATGATGCGATTAACGAAGATCAATCACACTTTGTTCACGCAGATGAAGTGTTAGAATCTTGGAGAATCGTTGATGATCTTCTATGTACAGGAGATTATTGCCCTATTAATACAAGACCTTATTCTTATAAGGAAGGAGTTTGGGGACCAGAAGAAAAAGCAATTACAAAGTGGGATTATCCACTGAAACTAAAATAGGAGAAAGGTTATGAGAGTAGGAATGATTGGACTAGGAAGGATGGGAGAAGGTATGTCCCGTCGTATGATGAAAGCAGGTATTGAAGTATGGGGTTACAGAAGGAACTATGAAAAGGCAAGTGAAGCATATGAAAAAGGATATGTAAATGGAATTGCAACTACAATAGAAAATCTTGTCAAAATAGTTAAGCAAAATAATCAACCAGGAATTTTTCAGATGGTAGTTCCTGCCGAAACAGTAGAGGAAACGATCAATGAGTTACTACGATTTTGTGGTGAAGGAGATATTATTATTGATCATGGCAATAGCAATTTTAAAGACAGTCGGAAGAGAGCAGAACGCTTGGCAAAGTTGGGTATCCAATATATTGATTGTGGCACTAGCGGTGGTGTTTACGGTTTGGATCGTGGATACTGTCTTATGGTTGGCGGTGGAGATACTGCAGTCGCCACTTGTAAAAGCATTTTTAATGCCCTTGCCCCAGGAATCAATGCTGCCGAGAGGACTGAGTTTGACTCACCTATAACATCTGCAGAGTACGGTTGGTTGCATTGTGGTGGTCCTGGCGCTGGTCACTTTGTGAAGATGGTTCATAACGGCATTGAGTATGGCATCATGCAAGCATATGCCGAAGGTTTCAACATTATCAAGAATGCTAATAATGGAGCACAGTATGTCAGAGAAGGAGACGCAGAGGTTGCGCCAATGGCAGACCCAGAATCCTACTGCTATGATATTGATGTTGCTGAAGTTGCTGAGTTATGGCGTCGCGGTAGCGTTGTTGGTAGCTGGTTACTTGATCTTACTGCTGATGTGTTGCGCCGCAGCCCACAGCTTTCTAACTTCTCTGGAGGGGTATCCGACAGTGGTGAAGGTAGGTGGACAGTTAATGCTGCTGTGGATCTGGGGGTTCCCGCTCCTGTCATCACAACTGCTCTTTATGAAAGATTTAATTCACGCAATCTGGGCACTTTCGCTGCCAAGATTCTAAACGGTATGCGTTACATGTTTGGAGGACACCACGTTAGATGATTACAACTCAGACACCTTATAAACTTGCTGATATTATTCGTGATACTTGGCCTGGTCTTTACAGAAAACCTCAAGCGTCCTATAATGATCAAACACTAAATACTACGAAAAACGCGAAAAATAAATGAAGTTCACTGTTTATTCAAAAGATGGTTGTCCTTTCTGTACAAAAGTTCAGCAAGTTCTTGAACTAGCAAATCTACAGCACGTTGTTTATAAACTGAACGTTGATTTTACTCGTGAAGAATTTTATGCTGAATTTGGACAAGGATCTACATTCCCACAAGTAATTGTTGATGACAAGCATATTGGTGGATGTAATGATACTGTTAGTTTTCTTAAAGAGCAAAATTTAGTTTGAGTATGCCTGACGGTTCAAAAAGAAAACTAAATAAACCAGAACCTCAAATTAATAGAGGCGTTGAGTTATTACTTAGAAATAGGAGGAAGAGGTCAGAAAAACCAAAAACTTTTCAAGTGAAGTTTGGTAAAATGATCTCTCTTTTCCGCAGAGAGTTTCATTTTTTTATTGAATTTCACTTTGACGTTAGAAAAAAATAAACTCTCTGGAGAAAACAAATGGAAACAGCATATGTAATTACATTCACTGTAATGTTCACGTTGCTCTTTTTTATGACAGGAGGTATAATAGGTTGGTTGACCTATAGGCATTTACTTGAATCAAGACCTCCATATTTACATCCAGAGTTCTTTGATGAAAATGGACAAGTAATACCTGACGAAATAGTATCTGTACGCTTTGAAAACGATTATGACTACAACGACGAAGACGAAGAAGAAGAGTGAAACTATTACCGAAGAACTTCCAGTAAATCCTTTTACTTTTGAAGTTTTAAACTTAGTTTCAAAACAAAGAACAAATGCTAAGAAGGTTGAACTTCTTAGAAAATATGAAGATCCTTCTCTCAAAACTATTCTTATTTGGAATTTTGATGAATCTGTAATTTCATTACTTCCTCAAGGAGATGTTCCATATGCAAGTGCTGGAGAGCAAACTTCGTATAGCGGAACTCTAAGCAATAAAATTGAGGATGCTGTTTCTAAAATGGAAGAATTGAGTTCTAATTCTCTTGGTTCTATGGATCAAGGAAGATCTTCAATTCGTAAAGAATATGAAATGTTTTTTAATTTTGTGAAGGGTGGTAATGATGGATTGAGTTCTCTTCGTAGAGAAACAATGTTTATTAATATTCTCCAAGGACTTCATCCTCTTGAGGCAGAGATTCTTTGTTTGGTAAAAGATAAAAGATTGCAAACTAAATATAAAATTACCAAAGAAATTGTAAGCGAAGCTTTCCCAGATATTCAATGGGGTGGTCGTTCATGAGTGTTGCTGTTGGAGAGAAAAAGAAAATGGCAGGATCATCAAAAAAAGAAAATCAAGTTCTGCCACATGAATATGGATGTGAGGTTTTACTTCAAAAAACAACTCTAGATAAAGTCAAAGATCCTTCTTTTCCAAATGATGCATATTTAATTTGGTATGTTTTTGAAGAAGAAACTTATATGGATCTTGTTAGATGCCCTAAAATGGTAAATCTTTTTGATATGTATTATGACAAGTATGGTCCTGGTGCAGTTAAAAAGATTGACTTTGGATACGGAAGAGTCAATCCCAAACTTTGGGGTTATAAGCAACCTGAAAAAAAGAAAAGAAAATGAGTGCAGGATTTGGTGGACAAGGAAAAGAAAATAGAATTGGTAAAGATGCAAATATTACCATTGATCTAGACAACATTGATGTTGTATTAAAGCAGTACAAAAAAATTAAAAAATATCAGAAATCATCTCTCTATGCTATCAAAACAATGGACGGCACAGAAGATATTGTGAGTTCATTGATTAAGGAAGCGGAGGAGAATCCACTGTAAAATGGGGAAGCATTATCTACTTAACTTGTATGGATGCTCGTTTGTCCTTTTGGACGACGAGCGTTGTCTTATAGACCTATTAGAGAACGCTGCATCGGCAAGTGGTGCAACTGTAGTTCAGACCATCTCAAAAAAGTTTACTCCTCAGGGAGTCACTGTGATTTGCTTGTTGTCTGAAAGTCATATCAGCATCCATACTTGGCCAGAGGAAGGTAAAGCAGCAGTGGATGTTTATACCTGCGGAGATTGTAACCCTAAGATTGGTTGCGATATAATCATTCAGCAGTTATATGCTACCAATCATACTTTAAGTTATATAGAACGGTAACAAATGTTACAAAGTTAGTTGCATATATAAACCAACGGGTCTATAATGATCCTACGTTCATCCCATATGGGACGGAAGTAAGCCGACGCGGAACGGATCGTTCATTCGCTATTCGCAAATAGCGAACGCAAACGCCGACTGAAGGAACGCTCTTTAACCTAAAAAACTAAGGAGAAAACCTAATGTCTAAAGTAGTATATCGCGGTGTTGAGTATGATACGCAAAAGCGTATTGCATATCAACAGCAAATGATGCAACAACCCCAACAATACAACGAAACCTATCGTGGTGTTAAGTTTGTAAAGGAGGGGCACAAATGAACACTTACTTCGTTCGTTATCTTAAGAAAAAAGCAAAGAAGGAACAACTTCTTAAAGACGCACAACTGAATATGGCAAAGCAACCCCAAGTTGCTTGATAATTAAGAGAGGGACTTGACTCCCTCTCTTTTTTTATGTATAATTACCTTTGTGAGGGTTAATCATGATGGATAAAGAAAAGCTTAAGTTAATCATTAGAAACCTTGAGTCCCTTGTGGATTGTTTAAAGTCAGAAGTATATTCTGATGTAGATTCATATAAACCACAATATGAAGAGGTTGCTCCTTATATTGATGATTATGATGAAGTGTTTTATGATGGAGAGAATGATGATTTTGATGACGATTTATTCGAAATCATAAAAGCAAATAAAAATTATAAAGTTTCAAATAAAAATAGTGGAGATGAATTGTGAAGGACATGTTTGAAGAATTTGAATTCATGAAACCAGAAGTAAAACTGGTGTCGGTTACGCCAGATGCAGAAAAACATATGGCGTATTGTGCCCGCGTTTCTAATCCAAAAAATCAAGACAATGAAAGTTTTGATGGGCTCCTTAAATATTGCATTAAGCATCAGCACTGGAGTATTTTCGAACAAGCTTCGATGACTATAGAAATCAATACGACAAGAGGTATTGCAGCTCAGATACTGCGTCATAGGTCATTTACATTTCAGGAGTTTTCTCAACGGTATGCTGATACTAATCTTCTAAATCAAACTATTCCTCTTCCTGAACTTCGTCGTCAAGATACTAAGAATCGTCAGAACTCAATTGATGATCTTCCTGATTATGTGAGGCTTACTCTACTGGAAGATATCCGTGTTCTGTTTGAGCAGTCCCAGAGGGTCTATGATCGCCTTCTGGAGAAAGGAGTAGCAAAGGAGTGTGCAAGGTTCGTACTGCCCTTAGCGACGCCTACACGCCTCTATATGACGGGTTCTGTGAGGTCCTGGATTCACTACATTGATCTTCGTGCTGGACATGGTACACAAAAGGAACATATGGATATTGCTGAGGCAGTTCGTTGTATTTTTACTTGTCAATTTCCCGCAGTTTCTACTGCTCTTGGTTGGACTCGTGAAGATTGCCCAGAATGCTCTGATGCACGTTCAATCACTATTGAATAAATACTCTCATATAAAATGGAGGAATAAAATTGGCAATCTACCCAATTGTTCACAAAGAAACTGGTGAAAAGAAAGTCATTGAAATGAGCGTTCATGACATTCAGCAATGGTATAAAGACAATCCTGAGTGGCAAAGGGATTGGTCTGAAGGATGTGCAACTCCTGGAGAGGTTGGAGATTGGCAGAATAAGTTAATCTCCAAAAATCCTGGTTGGAATGATGTTCTTGGTCGTGCTGCCAAGATGCCTGGTTCAAAAGTCAAAAAAATCTAATCACATATGGCAAGAAAAAGAACGAATGATCAACCGATTGGTGTTGGACTTACTGCAAAACAAATGAAGCGTAAGAAACCAATCAGTGCTGATTTAATGAGAGAGATTGAACCTCTCACAGAAAATCAAAAACTTCTCTATAAGGCATACGAATCAAGTCAAAATATTGTTGCCTATGGAGCGGCAGGAACAGGTAAAACTTTTATCACACTCTATAATGCTCTACAAGATGTTCTTGATGAAAGAACTCCTTATGAGAAGATCTATATCGTAAGGTCTCTTGTTGCTACCCGTGAAATTGGATTCCTTCCAGGAGATCACGAAGATAAATCATCCCTTTACCAAATTCCATATAAGAATATGGTAAAGTATATGTTCCAAATGCCAGACGACGCTTCTTTTGAGATGCTCTATGGAAACCTCAAACTACAAGGTACGATTAGTTTTTGGAGTACTTCTTTTATTCGCGGAACTACTCTGGACAATGCAATCATTATCGTAGATGAATTCCAGAATCTTAACTTCCATGAGTTGGATTCAATTATCACTCGCGTTGGTGAACATAGTAAAATTATGTTCTGTGGCGATGCTACTCAAAGTGATCTGATTAAAACTAATGAAAAGAATGGTATTATTGATTTTATGAAGATTCTTCGTGTAATGCCTTCGTTTGATATTATTGAATTTGGTATTGAGGATATCGTTCGCTCAGGATTAGTTAAAGAGTATATTGTTGCAAAAACGGAATTGAATCTATGACCTTTATTCATCATAATTTTCTAGGTGATATTGAATTAGAAAAGAAAGAAACAAATGGCATCCGACTCTACCATCTACCCGATGGTCAGTGGGTGCCCTCAATTACCTCAGTTACTTCATTCTACAACCGTCAGATCTTTGTGAATTGGCGAAAGAGAGTGGGTCTTGAAGAAGCAAATCGCATTACTAAAAGAGCAACAGCAAGAGGTACTGATTTTCACCAAGTTTGTCAGGACTATCTTGAAAACAAAGAACTAAACTGGGATAATTATCAACCTCTGACAAAACATATGTTCTATCATGCAAAGGTAGAACTTGATAAGATAAATAATATTCATGCGATTGAAAGAACTCTCTATTCCGAATACTTTGGACTTGCTGGACGAGTTGATTGTATTGCCGAATATGAGGGGGAGTTAGCAGTTATCGACTTTAAAACTTCAGATAAGATTAAACCAGAAGAGTGGATTGAGAACTATTTTGTTCAAGAGATGTTTTATGCATCTGCTTATTATGAAATGACTGGTAAACCAATTAAAAAACTGATCACATTAATGGTAACTCCTGGTGGAGAAGTGAAGGTATTTGACAAAAGAAACAAAGGGGATTATATTAAACTCTTAGTTCGTTATATTAAAGAATTTGTATCTCACAATACTAGGCCAGATGGAGAATGAGTTAGAAAAGGTTCTTGAAAGTAAGTTTTTCTGCCCTTCGCGGTTTGCACAAGAGATTGAGAATCTTGTGCAAATCAATGTTGAAATGAATTATATTGATGCGATTATTCATTTCTGTGAGCAGAATAATATTGACTTGGAATCGGTTCCGAAACTCATCTCAAAACCACTGAAAGAAAAACTTAAGTATGAAGCAATGGAACTTAACTTTTTAAAGAAGAGTTCCCGTGCAAAATTGCCACTTTGATTTGATTTTGGTGGAAAAATTTTTCCGGTAAAAAATCCTTATATTACTTTTTTGAATGATGCCATTTGACTCCTATAAAACTTATCTGTCCTTGAAGAATCATTTCACCAAGGACAGTTATGATTACTTTAAATATTGTGGGAAGAGTAGGGCAAGCCTTCAATCTTTTTATAAAC